CCTGCTTCAACTCCTGTAGTCGCTCCCACAGTTAATCCTGCTGCCGTACCTGTAATGTTCGTGCCAACCAATGTGGTCGGTGTTCCTAAGTTTGGTGTAACAAGTGTTGGTGAAGTAGCAAATACTAATGCACCTGTTCCTGTTTCATCAGACATAACCCCTAACAACTGCGCTGAAGTTGTTGCGGCAAATTGAGACAATGGATTTGATGTTAAAGCATCACCACCACCAGGAATAGTAGTCCAAACCTCATCATCTCGCAAAAACTTAGTCCCATCAGGGGTTCCTGTTGGTATTACCGCTCCTGTGGCTGCGACATTTGTTGCATCGGTTACGTCTGCTCCTGTCTCTATTCCATCTAATTTAGTCTTGTCACCATCAACAAAAGCCCCTTCTGCTAATATATTTTGTTTACCCGATATATCTTGGTCTCCAGTATTTGTTCCACTCGTGTTGCCGATTACTATTTTTTCTGCATCGGTGACGTAATTATCATCCACCCCTAAAGCCGCTGCGTAATCAGTAGAGTCAAATGCTTTGACTTGTGCTAAATTAACAACCTCAGAATCCATTAATGCACCTGCCGCCGTTACATTTTCAGTATCTGTAACATCCGCACCTGCTTCAACTCCTGTAGTTGCTCCAACTGTTAACCCTGCTGCCGTACCCGTGATATTAGTACCTATCAACACACTTGGTGTACCTAAGTTCGGTGTCACAAGTGTTGGCGATGTGCCAAAAACTAAAGCGCCTGTTCCTGTTTCGTCAGATATGACTCCTAATAACTGCAAAGATGTTGTTGATGCGAATTGCGACAAAGGACTTGTCGTCAAAGCATCACCACCACCAGGAATGGTAGTCCAAACCTCATCATCTCGCAAAAACTTAGTCCCATCAGGTGTTCCTGTTGGAATAACCGCTCCTGTGGCTGCGACATTGGTTGCATCAGTTACGTCTGCTCCTGTCTCTATTCCATCTAATTTGGTCTTATCTCCATCTACAAATGCACCCTCAGATAAAATATCTTGCTTACCTGATATGTCTTGGTCACCTGTGTTAGTTCCGCTTGTGTTACCTATTACTATTTTCTCCGCATCTGTAACGTAATTGTCATCGGCACCTAATGCTGCTGCATAATCCGTTGAATCAAATGCTTTAACTTCATCTAAGTTAGTTACTTCAGAGTCCATCAACGCTCCTGCGTTAGTGACATTCGTTGTGTCAGTTACATCTGCGCCATCCTCAACGTTTAAAAGTAGTCTAACTTGGCTTGGGCTAAGATCATCTATTTCAGAAGCGCCACCTGTTATACGACCAACTATTGTGTTGGTCGCTATACTAAGAACTTCAGGGCTTCCAGTTCCTGATTGTTGAACTAATATTGAACGAGCGGAAGTAAAATCACTCTCCATGACCGCCCCTGACGAATTTACATTATCTGCATCCGTAACATCTGCACTTGTCTCAATAGTACCTAATTTTGTATCTAACGCAGTTGTATACGATGCTGTAGTCGCATCTAATACCGCTGCCCATGATTGTACATCTGTACCTATTATTAAAGCGTTTGTAATTAACGTCCTTAATTCACCAACTGTTATTTTAAAGTTCGTCCCTGCCCCACCATTAGCCGAAATATCAACTATCTCTACAACATCAGCATCAACTAAGTTGGCTGCTAATATTGATGACATTTCCGTTATTTTCTCGTTTGGCATTAGTTAATTATTCTAAAGTTCCCTGATTGTGTTATCCTAAAATCACCTGTTTGAGTTATTCTAAAGTCTGCCGACTCTACTCCATCTATAGGTGTACCTATTCCACTACTTGAGATACTTGCACTCAACAACGTTTGAACACCTAAACCACCTATGCTCGTTTGGTTGCTACTTGCCGAAATACGTGTTTGTGTTTTAGTAGTCGGCATTATAACTTAGCTGATGTATTAACGGTTGAATTTTCTATTGTAAACACTCTGTCACTTGCTAAAGTCACGATAGACTGCAAGTCATAGCAACCCATTGCCCAACTTGATGTAGTAGTATCTGGTATTTGTATCGTTGTTATTCCGCTTAATGGTGTTGTGTGACTTGTAGTTGTTATCTCAGCTATGTCTGTGCCATTTCTATCAACTACTGTAGTGACTATGGTTGAACCTGTTAAATCAACTGCATTGCCATTGTTATCTGTGATAGTCTCAATGATGATTAAATCATCTCCTATGTTTATAGAGTAATTAGCCACTTTTTAATAAAAATAATACTTATATTCGTATTATAGGGCTAATGTTCAAAAGTTGAATATAAGTACAGTATGTACTCACTTTATGATAAAAGTAATATATATATATCTATTTAATAAGTAATGTTTACAACTTATATTATATATAACTCTCCTCCCGTTTCATTCAAGTAGGTCTTAATAGCCTTATTGTTAGGGTCAGATGCTAAACCTAAAGCCATGACGTTGGCAACCATACCATCCACCTTCATATCCTTCTTGTCTTTATAGATGCGTATATTCCCCGTAGGGTCTGTCGCTATAGATGTGTTATTGTTCATCCATCTCAAAACTGGGTTGCCTAAGTGGTTGAACTTCTTAGCCACAACCAAACTTTCTAACTCTTTGGTTGGGAAGTGCATCGCTGAATAGGACTGCCTATAGACCAACATATTTAACCCCGAATCGGTTAGGTTTCGTGCTATCATCTCCGAGTTGTATGCATCGTATCCAATCGCTTGGATTTTATACTGCTTACTCGTTTGTTCAATCACTTGTTGGACGAAATTGTAATCTATCCTTGCCCCTGGGGTCTCTATTATCAACCCATCTCTAACCCAATCTTGATATTGGATTAACCTCTTCTTATCTATCTTGCCAACTGTCTGTTCTTCGGGCAAGAAAAACCAATTCATACTGATGAAATAATCATCCACGGGGAACAATAAACTATAGGCGGTCAAATCACCCGTGCTTGATAAATCCAATCCACCATAACAAGGCGCACCATCTAATAGTTTTACGTCAAAATCCCATTGAGAATCCAACCAAACCCTATCCGATATGTACTGATTTCTTGTATTGTTCCAAATATTTAAGTAGTATCTCTTGAATGAGTTCTCTTCGTATGTCGATGTTTTAGCTTTCTCAGCAAATCCTCTAAAAGTATCTATGTCTATCGACACACCCAACATTGGATGCACCTTATACCAAACTTCCTCATCGTATATGTCATCTTCTTTTTCATCAGCACAATAGATGCAAACCAATATAGACTCATCCTTGCGAACACCTTGCGCCACCTCTTTGGCATACTGACTTCTGCTATAACCAACACCATCCAAGTTATCACCTGCGGTGGTCGTAAGCATTATCAACGGATTGGCTCTCGTGATCGTTGACTTCTCTGCCATGTCCAACAAATCACCTGTCTTGTGGACGTGTACCTCATCAGCTAAAACAACACTTGGCATCTTACCATCGTTACTACCTGTCTCCTTTGTCCAAACCTTGTAAGACCTATTGCCATCTTTGCTGACTATAGAGTTCTTCCAAAAGTCAAACTTATCAGTTGCTCTTTTACTCGCTGACATAGACTTGTTCACCATATCCCAAACAATCCTCGCTTGGTCTCTACCCCATGCAAGACCAGCTACCTCCATAGTGGGTTCAGTTGTGTCTATATCCATCATACATTGGACTATAGCACTCGTTAATGTACCCTTCCCCGACTTCTTTGGTACTTCCATGTGCAATGTTTTGAACTTTCTCTTCTTAAATTCATTAACAACTCTGCCTTGTGCATCCTTTACTTGGGTTGGTTTCTTGTGTTTCCAACCAAAAAGAGGTCTTATTATCTGACTCTTTTGCCAATCCTCCAAGATTAATGGAGTAGCGGCAAGTGGACCAGCGGCATGGTAGCACTCATTCTCTATGTATCTAACTGCTGATTCGGCTGCATTACTGTCGTACCAATACAAATCGGTGTCAATAATGTCTAAGTTCGTGAAGAAACTCATAGAGTGTAACTGTTGGACTCCTCCTCCTTCTCGTTCGTAGGCAAAGAGATGTTATTCCTACTTGATGGTGACAACCCAAACTCAGTACACAATTTCACAAACGTCTTCTCGGTCTTGTCACGCAAAGTGTAAACGGGATTTATCTTGTCATCCCCTTTTGTGTTTTGCACAATCATTGGTTTGCTTGAACACTCCTTATCTAATCTATTCAGTAACGCAGCGGTGACACACCATCTTCTAAATAGAAATAAATCTATGTAGCCAACCCATCCATGTATCTTCTTCATCTCACCCAAGGAGATGTTCCACAAATACGCCTCATCCTCCAACATCCCATCGGGTGGTGTTGGAAAATCATCAGTTGCTACCAATCTCAAGCCATTCAATTGAGTCACATCTGTCTCATGCCTATCGCCTCTATAAGTGCCTTGCGCCTTCAGTATCGCAGTAGGTTTAGGCTTAGTTCCCCTTCTTCCCATTTCGCAAAGATAGTCAAAATTTT